CCTAAATCTCAACAATCCTCTATTGAGTGGCAGTCTTGTTTAAGGTCCGCTTGTTTATTTTATGCTAATACTGCAGACGTAAAAAGTTCTACAGTTTTAGAAACTACTGAATTATTTTATAACAAATTAAAACTAAAAACAGATGTCTAATTTTGAAACCGAATACTGGAATAGTGTAGCTCCTTATAAATCTAAATACGAATTTATTAAACTACATATTTTAATAGATATAGACGAAACTATTAAACTATTAAACAAGGCTAAAGACGAAGGTCTAGAAAAAATTGTTTTAGATGTAATGTCTAAAAAAGCAGATCCTAATAAATACTACGCTAAACGAAGTGTACAAATAAAAGATCCAGCCGAAAGAGTTTCGGACCACTTACCTAGAGCAAAGGCTAAAGAGGATAAGCCATTTTAATAACTACAAAGGCGGAGCTAAAAACTTCGCTTTTTTTTTTACTTTTACTATATGCTAATAAATTACGAGAAAGTTACTGCGCATTTAAACAAGATTAGAAACGGAGAAATAAAAGAAGGATTAACTTTAGGGTTTCCAGAACTAGACGAGTTCTTAAGATTTAAACCTAAAAATTTTAATGTAATACTAGGACACGCTAATACTGGTAAGACTACTATAGTTTTATTTTTAATGCTAGCCTACTCTTTAAAACATAAAATTAAGTGGTTAGTCTTTAGTTCTGAAAATGAAGCTTATTCTATTATAAGAAAACTAATAGAGTTTCTAGAACAAAAAACAATAGAAGACATTTCTGTAGAGCAATTTGATAAACATAACAAATTTATTAATGAGCATTTTAAAATAATAGATAGTACTAAGATGTACACTTACAGAGAACTTTTAGAGTTATGTACTTCAATTAAAGAAGCGTGGCATTATGACGGACTACTAATAGATCCTTATAATTCTTTAATAAAAGATACTAAACTAATTACTTCAGTAGGTGGTCACGAATACGATTATCAGGCTACAACAGAACTCAGGATCTTTGCTAAAAAACATAGTGTATCAGTTTGGCTAACTACTCACGCTAACACTGCAGCTCTAAGATGGACCCATAGAGTAGACCACCCTTACGCTGGTTATCCTATGCCTCCAAATGCTGCAGACGTAGAAGGCGGAGGAAAGTTTGTAAACAGAGCAGACGATTTCTTAGTGGTCCACAGATACATCCAGCACCCCTCCGAATTTATGTATTCTTTACTTCACGTTAGAAAGGTAAAAGAAGTAGAGTCTGGAGGTAGACCTACAAGTATAGACGATCCTGTTAGATTAAAAGCTTTAAGAAATAATGTAGGCTTTAGCGTAGACGGAGTAAGCGTTATAAAAAGAATAATAGATAGCGAAAGACAACCGTTTTAAATATTTTGTTTAACTTACTGTTTAAATGGAGGACAGTATAAAAGAGCTGGTTAAGAATCAGGCTATTTGGTTTAGGTATTTAAAACACTGGGGGTGCAATATAGACACTGCTAAGGACCTAGTACAAGAACTTTACATACAAATAGATACTTATCTTAAAAAACACAATACGTCTATAATGTATGACGAGACAGAAATAAATCACTATTTTGTTTACGTTACTTTATATAATATGTTTTGTACTTTAAAAAGAGCAGAGAAAAAAGTAACCTTAGTAAGTTTAGATTATATGCCAGAGTTAAGCGAGGACCAACATAAAGAAGAGTCAAACGAAGAGTACAATAACTATAGAGCTATACAAGAATGGTTCTTACACGATGACTTCTTAAGCTTTACTCAAGTAGTACAAGACGACAATAAAATCTTAGATGACTACGATAAAGATAAAATGTTTAATTTTTACCAGCGTAAAATATTTGAGGAGGTTTTCTTAAATAATAAAAAGATTAGTAAGCTAAGTAGAGATACTAATATTTCTTATTACTCTTTATATAATACAGTTCAAAATATAAAAAAACAAATAAATCAATATTATGAATCTAAAACTTGGGGATAAGCTAGCATTCGTTTTTAAATGGACTGGTATAAAATGGTTAACTAATGTAATAGTCGTAGAGTTATTAGGATATAATTCTTGCGGATGTGAAGAGCGACAAGAATCTTTAAACAATTTTACAATAAAAAGAAAATGAATAGAGAAAACTATTTTATCTGGAAAGACTTTAGGAAATCTATACAACCTACAATCTCAAATAAAGAGTTTAAAATGATAGCAAATTTTCATTCTATCTACTTTAAGCATCAGTATTTTTTGCCTTGCACCTGTAGTCCAAAGACTATAATTTCTTGGATAAAACAACTAAACGAATTGTTTTTAAGCTCTAAAAAATACAGACTGAGAAAATGACTCTAGAACAAGTTAACCAATATGAGAAAGCAGTAGTCTATTTATTTAATTTAGACGGCTGGGATCTTGAGTGGTGCGGAGGAGGTTACGATCACTATGACGCTAAAGGTAAAACTCCTAAAGGTTTTGACTGTAAAATAGAAATGAAGTTTAGAAATAAATACTATCCTGAAAAAATGCTGGAGAAATATAAGTACGATAAAATAATGAAAAAAAATAATTCTACAGTTAATTTGTATTTTGTAGCAGACGATAAAGGGAATTACTTATTTTGGTTAAACGATATAAAGATGCCAGAGATAGAAAAAAAATACTGTCCCTCTACTTCGTTATGGAACGGCAAAAAAGAATTAAAAGAAGTTTACTTATTAAGCGAAAAGTTGGCTTCTCGAATAAACTGGAATACTGACTTTTAGTTTTTTTTACTATATTTACTACAGAGAAAATTAACATTATGAATAAAGCAGAGAACTTAAAGGATATAGAGTTTTACGGACACTCTAATTTATGCCTTACCTTATTACAGAAATGGAAAGCTAAATCTAATAATCCTGAGCTAAAAGATTTTACAGATTCTTTTTTGCAGGTATTGTTTTATTCTAACCGTTTACAACAAGACAGGTTCATACATAATAAAATATTAAACGAGTATAGTACTGACAAGGTTCGAGCTATAGTAAGGGCCAGAAACTCTGAAGCAGAAACCGACAAACTAAAAATAGAAATAAAGAAACTTAAAACCCTTACAAACTTATGAGTTATAAAGATTATATGTTAGACGTTTACGAAAAACAAATAGAAGCCTTACAAAAGAAACTTTTTAGTTCTCAGCTAGAAACTGAAGACACGCTAGTAGAAAAAAAAGTACTGGAGGATTTGTTAAAAGATAAAGAGATAATAATAAAACTACTTAAAAATAAAAATAAAGCTTATGACAAATACAATTAAACTACTAGACGGAAGTATCGAAAACAAAGACGAAGTATTAAAAGATATGATAGATGACGATTACTACTACGGCTACTTAGGTAAAAACGCTTTGTCTAGCAGCTCTATTAAACTTCTTTTAGATAGCGCAAAGACTTATTTATATATTACTAAGTATGGCCAAAAAGAAACCCAGCCACTTAGAGACGGTCAATTATTTCATACTATGATTTTAGAACCTGAAAAGATTAACGATATAGTTTTTGTAGATGTCCAAAGTAAAAACTCTAAAGCTTATAAAGATGCTAAAAAGTTTCACGATCAGGTGTTTACTATGAAAGAGAAAAACGATGCTGAAAGGTTATGCGATGCTTTACTAAGAAACGAAGAGGCACTTGGAATGTTAAACAAATCGCAGTTTGAGGTCCCAATGATAAGCAATATAAACGGCTACCCTTTTAGAGGCAAAGCAGATGTCTTAAAAAATGCTGGAGGTATTGTAGACTTAAAAACTACTATAGACGTTAAGAACTTTTACAAGTCTGCAGACGCTTATAAATATTATAATCAGGTTTATATATATTGTCAGCTTTTTAATGTAGACTACAAAGACTTTAAGTTTCTATGTATAGACAAAAAGAATCTAGACGTAGGAGTCTGGGATGTTAGCGAACAGTTTTATTTAAAAGGAGAAGCATCTGTAATGGCAGGTATCGAAATCTACAAAGACTTTATAGAGTCAGACTTTGATATAGACCAGTACATAATAAAAGGCACTTTATAATGAAAGACTACGATAGGATAGCGGAGCTAGTTATAAACCTAACAGAAATAGATATATTCGAGAACCGAAGAACCCAAAGCATAGTAGAGGCTAGAACCTTATTCGACTATATAATGAATACGGTCCACAATAAAACTCTAGAGTCAATAGCTTCTTATTATGTAAGTAAAGGTAAAAGCTCAAATCACTCTAGTATTTATTATAGACTTTCTAAATTTAAAGACTTAGTTAGACGAAGACCTGAGTTTTTAACTTGGCTAAATATTATTAAAAACAATACTGTAGGATCTAACGAGCTTCTAATAATAATAGATAAAATAAAAATCTTAAAGACTGCCGAATCTATAGAACAACTTAACGAATTACTAGACAAACTAAACTATAAAGAAAAACTTTATAATACCCTTATTCCAAAAACTTAATATTTTTACATTATATTAGTAACAAAATGTTACAAATGTTACAATATAAAAAGAGATAGTATGTACTACGAACACAATGCTTTCGAGAATCAAATATTTGATCACTATAGGGAAAGGGCAAAACAAATCAATGACGCTATAGAACTTTTAAAACTAAACAATTATACAGTAATTGATTTAGAGGGGAACTGGATTAATAACAAACTAGATGAATAAAACAGAAGAGAACAAAAGTAAAATGCTTAAATCCTTAGAGGAGTTTTATGGCATAGTAACTACTGCTAGTCAAAGCGTAGGAATAAGCAGGATAACGCATTACAGATGGCTTGAGGAAGACGAGGAGTATAAAGCTAAAGTCTTAGACATTAAGAATGCTGCTATAGATTTTGTAGAGTCTAAACTGTTTGACTGTATAAATGCAGAGAAAGAAACTTCAATAATATTTTATCTTAAATCTATAGGTAAGTCTAGAGGCTACGTTCCTAGACAAGAAATAGATACTGGAGACAATAGAGAGTTTCGAGTAGAAGTAATTGAGTGAGAGATATTCAAACCAATGTAGTCTGGAAACATTTAGAAACCAGCAAAAAAAGAATAATAATAGAACAGGGAGGATCCCGTAGCGGAAAGACCTATAATATTTTAATGTGGATAGTCTTTGGTTACTGTCTCAGAAATAAGAATAAGATAATAAGCATCTGCAGAAAAACCTTTCCAGCTTTAAGAACTTCAGCACTAAGAGACTTTCTAGAAATACTTAAAACCCACGAGCTATATAAAGAAGAGGACCACAACAAGACCAGTAGCGAATACAAACTAAACGGAAACCTAATAGAGTTTATAAGCTTAGATTCCCCTACTAAAGTAAGAGGCCGTAAACGAGATCTGCTTTTTATAAATGAGGCTAATGAGTTATACTGGGAAGACTGGAACCAGTTAATATTTAGAACAATAGGCAGAGTTATATTAGACTACAATCCGTCAGACGAGTTCCACTGGATTTACGACAAAGTAAAGACTAGAGAAGACGCAGACTTTTTTAAAACTACATATAAGAATAATAAATTTCTAGAAGAGTCAATAGTAAAAGAAATAGAAAGACTTCAATATACAGATGAGAATTACTGGAGGATCTACGGACTAGGAGAAATAGGGCAAAGCAAATCTACTATATTTGATTTTAGAGAAATAGAAACTATTCCAGAAAATGCTAAGTTTATAAGTCTAGGAATGGACTTTGGCTTTTCGAATGATCCTTCGGTTTTGTGTAAGATTTATTTACACGATACTAATATATACTGTGAGGAGTTATTCTATAGAACAGGAATGACAAACAGAGATATACATAACGAGCTATTAAGTTTAGGTATTGATAGACGTGATGAGATTTTTGCCGACAGTGCCGAACCAAAAACAATAGATGAGCTTCACAGATTTGGCTGGAATATAAAACGTAGCACTAAGGGCAGAGACTCAATTAATATAGGAATCGATATGCTTAAGAGATATACTATACACATAACTAAAAAAAGTCAGAACGCTATAAAGGAGTTTAGGAATTACAAATGGAAAGAGGATAGAAACGGAAACATACTTAACCAGCCAGAAGATAAATTTAATCATTTTTGCGATAGCCTCAGATACGGAGTTTATACTAAGCTAGCTAAACCTAATTACGGTAAGTATGCTATAAGATAATTTAGATGCGAGTATAGGATTCGAACCTATGACCTTGAGTTTATGAGACTCACGAGATGACCACTTCTCTAACTCGCAATTAATCTATTTTAAAGTTTTGTCTAGTAATTTCTTAGCCTCTACAAATTGTATTAAAAGTATTTTAAGGTTATAATTACTTATTTCATCTGCGGATCCGTTTAAGTCATTTTCGTACTCAATATAAT